AGCTTGCGCGGGAAACACTGGCGCAGAAATGAGCCTTCTGGCATAAGGTGCAAAGCTGTTAGACGGATTTCTAAACTAGAAGGGAATTGATATGGCTGGAAGGCCAAAGGGCATCCCCAAAACAGGTGGAAGGGTCAAAGGGACGCCGAACAAACTCACCAAGACCATTCGGGAAGCCATCGAAGAGAGTTTTGAGCAAGTCGGGGGCGCTGACTATCTGGCGCGAATGGCAATCTTAGAGCCGTCATCCTACATGACCCTTCTGGGCAAGGTGCTTCCCGCGCATATGAATATCAAAGCAAGCGACAACACTTTCCGCCTTGTCGTTGAAAGAGCCAGTGCCACAGATCAAACTAACCCTGACTGAGCCACAAGAGCGTTTCGTTTTCAGCGATGCGCCTCACCCTTGCATGGTTGCGGGATATGGCGCGGGCAAGTCTCAGGCTGCGGTTGCACGGCTTCTCATCAAGGCGCTGAATTATCCGGGCATGGATTTTGGCTTTGTCGAACCGACTTATGACCTTGTGAAGCTGATTGCATGGCCTCGCTTCTGCTCAATGCTGGATCACTGGGGCATCCAATACGAATTGAACAAGACCGATAGCACCTTACGGATTGAAAACGCCTCGCAGATTATCTTTCGGTCTGCGGACAACCCAGAGCGCATGGTTGGCTTTGAGATTGCAGACGGCGTGATTGACGAAATCGACACGCTCAAAAAGGACCATGCGGCTGATGCCTGGTCAAAAATGCTGGCGCGTTGCCGACAGAAGAAGCCTGATGGAGCCATTAATACGCTTTCGGCAGCTTCGACGCCTGAGGGTTTCCGCTTCGTCTATGAACGCTGGGGCAAAAGCCCAAGGCCCGGTTACGAACTGATCAGAGCGCCGACAACGAGCAACCCTTACCTTCCGGCAGGATATGTCGATCAACTGCGCAACGACTATTCGAGCAGCCAGCTTGCCGCTTATCTGGACGGCGAGTTTGTCAATCTGACATCGGGCAGCGTTTATGCAGAGTTTGACCGCGCCTTGAACGGCTGCGATGCCGACATCCAGCCAAACGAGCATCTGCACGTTGGGATGGACTTTAACGTCAACAATATGAGCGCGGTCGTTTTGGTCATCAGGCAGGGCGACCCTGTGGCTGTTGAGGAAATAACCAAGGTCCGCGACACGCCGACGATGATCGACGTTCTCCGGTCGCGCTATCCCAGCCATTCGATAACGGTCTACCCTGACGCATCCGGCAAATCGACCAAATCGGTCAACGCCAGCGTTTCGGATATAAGCCTGCTGCGAAGCGCCAACTTCACGGTCTTAGCCAATCCGGCAAACCCTGCGGTCAAGGACAGGATTATGGCCGTAAACCAGCTTATCCATTCAAACGGACGCCGGAGGCTGCTGGTCAATTTTGACAAATGCCCGACTTTGGTGGAAGGCTTGGAGCAGCAGTCTTACAACAAAAACGGCGAACCAGATAAGGCAAGCGGCCACGACCACCTTAATGATGCGCTGGGGTATTTTTTGTGTTATAAATTCGGCATCAATCGTGGCAGCGTATCATTCGCCAAACTTTCAGGGGTGTAACTATGTCGGTCACTAACACGCACGATCAGTATGATGCGTATAAGTGGAAGTGGCGCAGGTGCCGCGATGTCATCGCCGGAAAAGATGCAATCATCCAGAACGGCAGAACGGGTGAACGCTACATTGGATCGCTCTATAACACGACCTATGCGCCTGACGTTTACCTGCCGCGCCTCGCCAATCAGACGGATAACGAATATCTGGCGTATCAGGAGCGGGCCGCATTCTTCAACGCGACAGGCCGCACGCTTGACGCGCTGACCGGGCTAATCTTTGCCAAAGACCCGCAGTATGAACTGCCCATTGCCATTGCGCCTTATGCCGACGACATCACGTTGACCGATACGAACCTGCGCGAGTTTAGCGAACAGGTTGTCGAGCAGCAGCTTGCAGTGGGCCGCGTGGGCATCATGGTCGATTATCCGCAGGGCATTCCGACCGACCTAACCGTTGCGATGGCCGAGGCATTGAACGCCCGCCCATTCCTGCGCTGGTATAGCGCCGAAAACCTCATCAACTGGCGCACCAGCATGGTCAATGGTGCGCGGACGCTGACCCTTGTTGTGCTGCGTGAGAACGTGGAAACCTATGAGGACCAATTCACGGCGCAGAGCGGCATCCAATATCGGGTGCTTGATTTGACTGAGGAAGGCTACCGCGTCCGCGTCATGGATGATGACGGCACGGTCAAGAGCGAGGTTTACCCGCAGGTTAAGGGCGCACCGCTGCCCTTTATCCCGTTCACCATCCTTGGCGCGAGTAGCTGTGACCCTGACGTGCAGAAGCCGCCATTGCTCGATTTGGTGGACACGAACCTTGCGCACTATCGCAACGGCGCTGATTATGAGCATGGCTTGCACTTCACCGGCCTGCCGACGCCTTATGTCGCTGGCGTCCAGCTTGACGATGGGCAGACGCTTTCTGTCGGCTCAATGACGGCTTGGATATTCCCCGACCCAAGCGCCAAGGCTGAGTTTCTCGAATTTAAGGGCGATGGCCTTGGCACCTTGCGCGAGGCAATGAAGGATAAGGAGCAGCGCATGGCTGTTCTTGGCGCTCGAATGCTGGTGGACGAAAGCCGACGCGGCGAGGCTTACCAGACGGTCGAACTTCGCTTCACGAATGAACGGTCTGTCCTCGCATCAATCGCCCGGTCGGCATCTGACGGCATCAAGCGTTGCTTGAACTGGATGGCCTTTTGGGTGGGCGCTCCGCAGACGACCGAGTTTTCGCTGAATACGGATTACGGCGCAACCAAGATGCAGCCCCAAATGCTGACGGCCCTTGTTAGCGCATACCAGAGCGATGTCATGCCGCTGTCGGTTCTGTTCGACAATATGCAGCGCGGCGAACTGGTGCGGCGCGATATGACGTTTGAGCAATACGAAGCGGAGTTAGACGATCAGGGACCGAGCCTTGGACTGCCTGAGGGCAATCTATTTGTCGAAAATGCTAGTGAAAATAACAACCAACAGGAAGAAAGCCTGCTGGCGGGAATACGTCAACGATTGGGGCTTTAAATGGCCGTCCAAAATGAACTAATCACGGCGCTGGTCGAGGGGATAGCGAACCTCAACACACGCCTAAATGACTTGGCAAGCGAAAGGCGCATTCCGGGACCGGAGGGTCAGCCGGGACGCGATGGGGAAAATGGCAAGGACGCACCGCCTGTTAGTGATGATGCAATCAAAGCCCAAGCTGTCGCTTGGCTTGAAGCAAACATCACCCAGCCCAAGGACGGACAGCCCGGAGAACCCGGCGCAGACGGCAAAGACGGAGAGGCTGGACGCCCACCAACGTCTGACGAAATTCGCCTTGCGGTTGATATATGGTTTGAAATCAACGCCGAAGATTTGCGCGGACCTGCTGGCAAGGACGGCATTGACGGTCGTAATGGTAATGATGGCCGCGACGGTCGCAATGGCATTGACGGCGATGTTGGCCCTGTGGGGCCTGCGGGTGTTGGTGTTGCGCTTGTCGAGCAGCGAGACGAAAGCTCGTTTTGGATAACGCTAACTGACGGACGCGAGTTTGAGATTGAACTGCCCAAGCCGAAGCGCCGGGGCAGCGTGATTGCAAGCGGAACGGCGACAGCAATTTATATGTCTGCGTTTGATAGGCAGGTGCAGACCGCCTTACCCAATACCGCCACTGCGATGGAGATTGACACTGTTGTCGAGCATTTCGGCATCAATATGGAAAACCTCACGCATATCACGTTTGGCGAAAGCGGGCTTTTCAATATCCAATTCAGCATCCAGCTTCATAACACCGACAGTCAAGAGCATGATGTCAGCATCTGGGTGTCGCGTGACGGCATCGCAGAGCCTGATAGCTGCACCGACATGACAATTCCTGCGCGACATGGCAGCTTTAATGGGGCTTCTGTCGCCGCGTGGAATTTCTTCTATCGCGCCAAGAAAGGCGAATATTGCCGCCTAATGTGGTCGACGCCGAACGCGGCTGTCTATATCGCGGGCTTGCCAGCGCGCACGGCTCCTGTGCGGCCAGAGACGCCTTCTATCATCCTGACGGTTAACAAGGTGGCTCCGTGAATACGTCTGATCGCCTGCTTGACCTTTTCACGATTAGGACGCTCCTCCTGCTGCGCATCGCTGCGGGCGAGAATATCCGCATTAACAAGGAATATGACGCAATCGCGGCTGACATCCAGCGCCAGCTTCGCGGGCCTGAGTTGTCTACATACAAAGGGAAGCGGCTGGACAAGGCCATTGCCGAACTGAAAGCCCGCGTTGCCGTCAAGCAGCCCAAGATTGGCGAACTGGCAAAGACCGAGGCCCGCTATACGGTCCAGAGCCTTATCCAAGTCGGTATCAATGCCGTTCTGCCGCCTGATGACGTGATCGAGAGCGTTTCCAAATCGTCCTTGGTGCAAGGCGCGACCATTAAGCAATGGTGGGAAAAGCTAAACGACACGACCGCATTTGACCTTGAGCGCGCCATCAAGAATGGCGTCCTGCTTGGGCAGACTAACCGCGAGATTGCCAGCGCGATTGTCGGCAACGGAACGGACAAGGGGCCGGAGGCTCTGTCCAAGGCTCGGCGCGATGCGATGGCGATAACGCGCACTGGCGTCCAGACCGTTGCCAATGATGCGCGGTTTGCGACCTATGAGCAAAATGCAGACATCATCAAGGCGCTGCAATGGGTGTCAACTCTCGACAGTCGCACAAGCGATATTTGCATTGCGCGCTCAGGCAAGACTTGGGCCTTTCCGTCAATGAAACCAATCGGCCATGAAATCCCTTGGAATGGCGGCCCGCCTGCGCATTGGGCCTGCCGGTCAACGACCGTGCCAATCACAAAGACCTTTGCCGAACTCGACGGCGAGGACGCCTTAACGCCGGACATCACGCCAAGCACAAGGTCGAGCATGGACGGCCAAGTCGCAGCCGACCTTAGCTTTGATGACTTCCTAAAGGGCAAGCCTCAATCCTTCGCGGATGAAATGCTGGGGAAGGGCCGGGCGCAATTGTGGCGCGAGGGCAAAATCACGCTTTCTGAATTATTGAGCGCAAAGGGAACGCCTTTGACGCTGGCCCAATTGAAAGCCAAATATTCCTAATTGCATGACGCTTTGATTTATCAAGGTTTGGTGTTAAATGGGTTTGGATTGCTGCGGCAGAGCCAATGCAACCCAACGGCCTGAGGCCACAACGTCCAGAGGACAACACTTTATGAGCGAAGAAAACAGCGAATTGGAAGAATTGAAAGCAGCAATTGAGGTGCTGAGTGCCAAAAACCGCGAACTGCTTGGTGAACTGCGAGTGACCAAGGCGAAAGCCAAGGGCGCAGACATTGACCCAAACGAATATGCGGCGCTTCAATCAGAGGTTGAGGCATTGCGGGCCAATTTGGACAAATCGCAAAAGGAAGCCGGTAAGACGATTGAGAACCTTACAAAGAGCCTCGGTGAAAAAGACGGCGCTTTGCAGAGTTATCTAATCGACAATGGTTTGAACGATGCCTTGCTAAAGGTTGGTGTGCGACCTGAGATGATGCCAGCCGTTAAGGCGATGCTGAAATCCAAGACGCAGCTAAACGCACAAGACGGGCAATATTCGGCGCTCATGGGTGATAAACCGCTGTTTGATGCAGTCTCAGAATGGGCCGCTGGTGATGAGGGCAAGCACTTTGTCGCAGCACCGGCAAATGTTGGGGGCGGCGCTCCCGGCAATCAGGCTGGGGGCAATCAATCTGTCGCTCCTAAGGGCAACCTTGGTGGCGACAAAACGCAGCGGGTCAACGCGCTTAAAAATCGTTTCCCCGAACTCGCATAAGGATTTAAGTTATGTCTCTCTCGCAGATGCAGGTTTTCAACCAGTATATCATGCCCGCCACCATCGAGAGCCTTGCTCAGATGGTCGAAAAGTTTAACGCCGCTTCAAACGGTGCTTTCCGTCTGACGACCGAAGGCTTTGATGGCGACTTCTTTCAGGAAAGTTTCTTTGCTTCGGTTCACGCAGCCCAGCGTCGCGTAGACCGTTATGCCTCCAACGGCGATGCAACAGCGACGGACCTGACGCAGAACCTTGCCAACGCCGTTAAGGTTGCTGGTGGCTTCGGTCCTATCCGCTTTGAGCCTTCGCAGCTTACGTGGCTTAACAAGCCGACCGCTGAGGGCATCGAAGTTGCATCGCGCAACTTTGCCGAAGCAATGCTCAAGGACCAGCTTAACACGGCTGTTGCCGCGATTGTGGCCGCAACCCGCAATCAGGCTGGCGCGTGGTATTCGGCTGGTTCCGGTAACGAAATCACGCAGAACAGCATCAACAGCGGTCATGCGCTGTTTGGTGATGCGTCCTCGCGTATCGTTGCGGACGTGATGACCGGCGCAATGTTCCACAAGCTGCTCGGCCAGAACATCACCAACGCGAACAACCTGTTTGTCGCTGGCGATGTTACGGTTGTTGACATCCTTGGCCGCGCCATCGTTGTCACCGACGCACCAGCTCTGACGTTCACCGAAAGCACGGTCGACTATGACGCCGTTCTCGGTCTGGCCGACAGCGCAGCCATCGTCTATGACGCAGGCGACGTTGTTTCCAACATCGAAACGACCAACGGCAAGCTGCGCATCGAAACGACCATGCAGGTGGACTATTCGTTTGGTCTGCGCCTCAAGGGCTATTCGTGGGATGCAACCAACGGCGGCAAGTCGCCAACGGATGCAGAACTTGCGACCGGCTCGAACTGGGACAAGTGCGTCACCAGCATTAAGGACACTGCGGGCGTTGTCATTCTTGGCGAAGCCTAAGGTCTGAGGTTTGGGGCTGCGGTTTGGATTGGGTGTTCCCGGTTGCCGCAGCCCCATTCTTTTAAGGGATAGAAAATGGCCAGAGAAGTGACATACGAACCTCATCCGATTAGCGCAGAGCGCAAGGCGGAACTGTTGGCCAAAGGCTTCCGCATCATTGACGCACGATTTGCGCCTGACGATGCGCCGAAGCCAGTGATTGAACAGCCCGCGATTGAAGTGCCGATTGCGCAGCCTGCAAAGAAGCGTGGCCGACCGGCTAAGGTTGCCAGCGAGGCGCAAATAAGCGATAAGCCAGCGGCACCTTCGGAGGATTAAATCATGGCATTTGTGGTCGAAACTGGCGCGGGTCTTTCCAACGCGAACAGCTACGCATCGGTCGCAGATGCAGATGCCTATGTCGCTGATCGTGGCATTGCTGGCTGGGCTGCATTGTCATCGACCGTAAAGCAGCAATCGCTCATCAAAGGGACAGATTACCTTGAGCAGACCTACCGCGAAGCGTGGAAGGGTTATCGGGTAACTTCAACGCAGGCTCTTTCGTGGCCGCGTTCTGACGTGATTGTGGACACCTTCCCAGTTGCCGCCAATGTTGTGCCGACAGCCGTTGTGCGCGCCTGCATTGAAATGGCTATCCGCGCAAGCGCTGGCGACGAATTGATTGCCGATCTTGGGCAGCAGGTTGTCCGCGAGAAGGTGGACGTGATCGAAACTCAGTATTCGGAATACGGCAGCCCTTCGGTGAAATATCCTGCCGTTAACCGGCTCCTCATTCCTTACGTGCTTTCCAGCACAAGCGATGGCGGCTTTGCACAGGCGCGGGTGGTGCGGACCTGATGGCTGACACTGCGGCGCAAGCGGCGAAACTGCTCAACAAATTTGGTGAAGCCGTCACCATTACATTCCCCGGCACTGCTGGTTTTGACCCTATCACTGGGGAGCCTACTACCCCTAGTAGTGGCAATAGCTACACTGCCAAGGGCTACGCTGGTCAATACGTTAGCTCTGATATTGACGGGACGGTAATCCAGCAGAACGACATCCGCCTGATTATGCAGATCATCGCTGTCCGCCCTGAGGTTGGCTGCACGGCCCTTGTTGATGGCACGACTTATCGGGTCATGGACGTTCAAGCCATCCGCAAGAGTGGCGTTGACGTGATTTACATTTGCCAATTGAGGGCGAATTAATGGAGGTTGGCGCTAAGGTCTGGTTTCCTTCCGTTTGGGAGGTCGGCACCTTAGACAGCGTTTTGGTGGGCAATTCTGGCCGCGTCATCGCTTACATTATCGCCAAGGATGATGGCACCAAGGTTGCGATTGATATGCAAGTCGCGGAGGCTTTTGAGGATGAGTAATCAGGCAATCGCAGCGGCATTGGCGACCCAATTGGACACGCTTAACCTGCCGACCCAATGGGAAAACGCACCATTCACGCCGACCGCTGGCGTGACCTATGTTGCAGAAGCCCTATTGCCGGGCCCGACGCTCTCTGTGGGCGTTGCTGGCACGTCCAGCGATGAGTTTGGAGGCATCTATCAGGTGCTTGTATATGCCCCGCTGGGCGGCACCAAGGGCGATGGCTTCGCGGTTGCAAAGGATGTTGCCGACGCTTTCCCCAAGGCACTGAAACTCACCTATGACGGCCTGACGGTCATTATCCTTCGGACATCGCAGGCTACCGCATTCACAAGCGGCGACCGCTGGGTCATCCCTGTGTCAGTGACGTATCGGGCCTTTGCATGAGCGCCAAAGACTTTTCGCTGGATATTTCTAAATTCATCGAAAAGACCACAAAGAATGTCGAGCAGAAGGTGCGGGTTATCTGCCTCAACCTTTATTCTGGCATCACATACGAAACCCCGGTCGACACTGGCCGCGCCATAAACAATTGGTTTACCAGCATCGGACGGCCCAGCACCGAGACGACAACGGCGACAGACCCAAGCGGGAAGGCTGGCCTTGCGCGGGCGCAAGCCGATATTAAGATGGCACCGGGCAATGTTTTCTGGATCACGAATAACTTGCCATACATTTACCGGCTGGAATTTGAGGGCTGGTCAAAGAAGGCACCAAACGGCATGGTCCGGATTACCATTGACCGCATCCAGCGTGAGTTGCGCTAAATTAGACACGCATTTTGCCCTGTGTTAAATGCAGGAAGCCTTTTGGCTGTTCATGAACAGGAGTTATAAAAATGTCTGATGTTGTTTCCTCGGTCGGCACTGCCGTTTCCGTTTCGACCACTGCCCCGGCCACCTATAACGAAGCCGGTTTTGAAGCCCTTACGTGGTCGCTTGTTGGCGAACTCGCAGAATTGCCTTCATTTGGTGCTGAGGCTGCTCTTGCAACGCATACGCCTCTCAAGACCGGCATTGTCGCCAAGCGCCGTGGTTCGCTGAACTATGGCTCTGTAGCCCTGACGATGGCAGTTTCGGATACCGACACCGGCCAGACGGTATTGCAGGACGCAGCCGAAGCTGCCGCTGGCACTGACGCGCAGGTTTCGGTGAAGGTTGTGCTGGTCAACGGCGAAACTCAGTATTTCACCGCACAGGTTATGTCCTACAAGGTGAACGTGGGCAACGCCGACGCCATCACGATGGCCGAAGTGACGCTCGAAATCGACAACAGCGTTGTTAAGGTTGCCGCATAAGGCTAAACAGCTTGGGCGGGTGGTTTACTATCCGGGCCACCCGCCCAAGACATTTAACCGGATAGCTTGAAAGGATAGTTTTCAATGGACCTGAACGACCTAAAGCCTGTGAAGGCTGACGAAGGCGCAATTCTGCAAATCCTTCACCCTGAGACGGAAGAGCCTATCGCTGGCATGAGCATCGTTCTGCTGGGCCACGACAGCGCCGTTTATCGCAAGCTGCAACTTGCCAAGCAGCAATCAATCCTTAACCGGATGGCGAAGGGCAAGAAGGCTGCGGAACTGGACGCAGAACGCCTCAACGCTGACCTGATCGACGAACTCACTAAGCTGACAATCGGCTGGTCGGGCTTCAAGCTGGACGGCAAGGAACTGGACCCGACGCCTGAAAACGTGAAAACGGTCTACAGCGAATGGGCTTGGATTAAGGACCAAGCGCAGGAGTTTGTCAGCAATCGCGCCAACTTTTTTCGCGGAGACGCTTGAGCAGTTAAAGCTCTACGTCCGCCAAACTGCTTGGCTTAACACCATCCCAGAAAAAGGGACAAAGCCTCGGCGCGATACGGTTGGCGGTTCATTGCCGCCAATCAGTGCCGGGGCGCATTTGCTCAACATCCTTTTTGATGTCGGGCCAGCCAAGCCAATGCCAATGGCCGCGCCGGTTGCGATTGACGAAATGGATTTGCTGGCGTGGCAATGGAATAGGGACACGCGCCTAACGCCATTTGAGACAAGCACCATCCGCGAACTGTCGCGGGCCTATGCCTCACAACTTGCGGACGCCGCTTCCAAGAGTTGTCCAGCCCCATATTTCCCGCCCACTGGGCTGGATGATGAGCGGCGCAGAAAGATTTCGGACGCCATGAGCGGCTTCGCGGACAAGCTAAACGCATCCCGCAAGGTTTAGGTTGTAAAAATAGGCAAAAACCAGCATAAGGCGAAATCGAAACCCTTGGGGGCGCGCCGTGGTTGATTTAGCTAGTTTGCGCATTGCTGTTGACAGCCGGGATGTCAAATCAGCAGATGGCGACCTAACATTATTGGGTAAAACCGCGACGACCACAACGGGTGCGGTTGAGCGCCTTTCTACGGCCAACAGCCGACTAGCTGATGCCGTCGCCAGCAGCCACAAGCCAACGATTGATGCGGTAAAATATATCAATCAGCTTCAATACGAAGTTGACGCTGTGGGCAAATCATCGCAGCAATTGAAGGCGCTGGAAATTCGCATGGCCGCTGCAAAAGCGCCGACAGCGGAACTGGCTCAAGAAATCCGCAATATGGGGGCGGCTCTGTTGCAGTCTGAAAGGGCCGCGCAATCTGCCGCAAATGCTCAAAGGGCCGCACAAGCAGCCCAGCGGGCATTTAGCCAAAGCACCAACCAAGCCAAAGAATATGTCGAACGGTTGAACTTAGAGCTTCAAACTGTCGGTAAATCTGCGCTTCAAATTAAGGCAATTGAAATTCGCATGGCGGCGGCGCGCGCTCCGACTGCGGAACTTGCTCAAGAAATTCGCCAAATGGGTGCGCAGTTGATTATGGCAGAGCGTGAGGCGTCAAGAGCCTCTGGAACGCCGACAACTGGCATCACAGGGATGGGAACGTCATCAAAATTAGCCGGTCATCACGCTCAAAATCTCGCCTTCCAGCTTCAAGACGTTTTTGTCGGACTAAGCTCTGGCCAGAAGCCCATGACCGTTTTCATGCAGCAGGGAACGCAAGTCGCAGGGATTATGCAGCAGGCGGGCCTAAGTGTTGGTGGGCTTACCAAAGAAATCCTAAAGATGGCAGGAACGGCGACGGCTGCGGTTGCGCTTAACCCTGTTTTCCTCGCTCTCGCTGCTGCGGCGGGCGTTGCTTACGTTGCCTTTAAGGACTTCAACAGCGAAGTTGAGAAAAGCGGCAGGTTGAAAGATTATGTCGCTGGCCTTGGCCTGACGACTGAGGAGATGAAGAAACTTGGTCCGGTCGGTATTGAGGCAATGGACGTTGTGCGCGGCGTCTGGAAAACCATTTCTGATGGCCTTGGGCTGGACAAGATTTTCACGGCGATTGGTGGCTTCTTTACCGACTTGTTCCGAGGCATTGGCGCAACGGCTGGCGACCTTATGGCTGGCCTTTATGGCGTCTTTGTCGGCACCTATAATGGCATTCTCAAAGTTTGGCATATGCTGCCAGCAGCCTTTGGCGACCTTGTTATCAGCGCGGTCAATCTGTCCATTCGCGGCCTTGAAGGCTTGGCTAATGGCGCGATTGACGTAATCAACGCTCTCATCAGCAAGGCCAATGGCATTCTGGCAACGCTGAAAATGCCGACGATCAGCCTTCTTGGCGACATCGACATTCCCGAACTGGAAAACCGCTATAAGGGCGCAGCAAGCAAGGCTGGTGGCGCTTTTGTTGGCGAGATTAGCAAGGCAACCTCGCAAGCCAAGAATGCCATTGGCGACATCGGCAGCACGATTGGCGACAACATCGTCATTTCAGCCCAAGAGCGTATCAGCAAGGAAGCTGGTGCAATCATTGACGAGCGCAGCGCGTCCAAGTTGAAGGATAGCGCGGGCAAGGCCGGTAAAGCCTCCGGCGATGAATTTGGGGACCAACTAACCAAGAACGTAACTGCCACCATTGGCAACATGATGGGTAATTTGCAGACTTCCAGCGCCGACTTCCTGAAGGATTACGGCAAGGGCAGCATGGAAGAAATGAAGAAAATTATCGCTGAAATTGACAAGCGGCGAGAAGCTGAGGCGGCAAAGGCAGCGGAAGACCTCGCCAGAAACATCAAGACGGCCACTGACGGCGCACAGATGATTGCAGACATCATCGGCGGCGGCATTGGGGATGGCGTCAAGCAGCTTTCGGACGTGCTGGCGAAGAACTTCCCTGACTTTATGGCGAGCCTCGGCAAAGCGTTTTCCGGCATCAAGGACAGCCTTGACGGCTTGCTTGGCGGCCTTGGCACCAGCTTTAAGGAATTGGGCGCAGGCGCGCAGGTTGGCACGGCTGTTAACTCCATTGTGGGCGGCAGCAAGACAGGCGCGCAAATCGGCGGCGCTCTTGGCAGCGCATTTGGGCCTATTGGTTCAATTGCTGGCTCCATCCTTGGCAGCGTTGTTGGTGGTCTGTTCAAGAAAACCAAGTCGGCATCGGCAACCATTTCCGCAGAAGCGGGCAAGCTGGATGTCGCCGGGCTGGTTGGCAACAACGCGCAATTCAAGCAGACTGCCAACACGCTGGCGGGCGCTGTCATTGGCGGCTTGAACAATGCTGCAAACGCCTTGGGCGCTGAAATCACAAACGCAATCAACGTCTCAATCGGCCAGCGCAAAGACAAGTTTGTTGTTGACCTCATGGGCCTTGGCCGCACCAAGGGCAGCGGGACAATGGCCTTTGCGACTGAGGCGGAGGCAATTTCGTTCACTATCGACAACGCTATCCGTAATGGCATCTTTGGCGGGCTGCGGGCAGGCACAGAGCGGCTCCTAAAGGGCTTCGGTGACGTTGAGGACCGGCTTGCCAAGGCCGTGGACTTTGAGAACGTCTTTAAGGCGATGCAGTCGAACCTAGACCCGGTTGGCGCGGCCCTTGAAGGTCTTGATAAGCGGTTTGCTGCGCTGATCGAGACATTCCGCGAAGCTGGCGCGACGACAGAAGAATTTGCAACGCTTGAAAAATACTACCAGCAGGAACGTCTTAAAGCGATTGAGCAGGCGAACGCGGCTGCAATCGAAAAGGCCAACACGGCCCGCGATGCGTTGATTGAAGCGTATGACCGCGAGAGCCAAGCCATTCTGACGACCCTTGAACGTTTCCAGAGCCTGACGGCAAGCCTTGAGGGCTTCCGTATGTCGCTTGCCGAGCAGCTCATGACGGCAGAACAGATTTACGCGACATCAAGGGCCAAGTTTGACGAAATCTCTAAGCTGGCGATTGCTGGCAATGAGCAGGCTATCTCCGAACTTGTCAGCGTTTCGCAGCGGTATCTGGACGCGGCCAAGTCGTTCCTGACGCCTGAGGAATACAACCGCGAAATCGAAAACGTCATGAAGGCGGTCGACCTCGCTATCGTCCAGACCAAGACGATGGAGGAATATGCGCAAAGCCAACTGGACGCGCTTAACGCTTCGGTTGATGGCCTGATTACGCTCAACGACAGCGTTTTGTCGGTCGCTGACGGCATAAAGAATTTGAATGTCGCCATTGCAGAGCGTGACAAAACCATTGCCAGCACTGCCTTGAAGTTTGAAGCTGGCGCACTGCTGACGGTTATTGATGGCTCAATCCAAGGCGCATTTGAACGCTATGGAAACAATTATTTTGGTCTACCTCAGTTTGCTGAGGGTGGCGATTTCGGTGGCGGGTTGCGCATTGTTGGCGAGAATGGCCCAGAGTTGGAAGCGACCGGCTCAAGTCGCATTTACAACGCTGCACAGACTGCCGAAATCCTTTCGGGTGGCAGCAATGTGGCCGACCAGATCGCCAATTTGCGCAGCGAAATGAAAACCAGCCTTTACGCTATCGCAAAGAACACCGGCAAGACGACCGACCAGCTTCAACGCTGGGATGGCGATGGTATGCCAGAAGTTAGGGATTGGGCCGCATGAAAATTGTAACGCCGCAGCCTATCACGGCAGCTACGCTAACCGCGTCCAACGTCACTATCACGGAGACGCTGTGGACGGCTGGCACCTATACGACCGGCACACAGCGTTATGAGGGGATTACCCTTTATGAAGTGATTGCATCGCCAAGCACGACTGACCAGCCCAGCGTGGGCGCTGCTAAGGCTGTGCCAACGTGGAAAGTGATTGGCGCGATTGGCCGCTATAAGATGTTTGATAACGTCATCAGCACCCAATCAACGCGCACCGGCACGATTGTGGTAACGGTTGACCCCGGCCAGATTGTCAACGCGGCTGCATTCTTTGGCCTTGCTGGCAACACCATTAACGTCACGATGACAGACCCGGTTGAGGGGGTGGTGTATAACGAAACAAAGACGCTTCAAGACAACACGCTTATCGCTGATTGGTATGCTTATTTCTTTGAGAGCATCTACCCGCTGACCGACGCGGTTTTCACCGACCTGCCAAGCTATCTTAACGCCACAATCACTGTGACGATTGATGCGGGTGCGGCGACGGCTGCTTGCGGCGAAATGGTCATCGGCAGGCAGTCGCTGCTTGGCGTCTCAAACTTCGGCACAAGCGTTTCCATTCAAGATTATTCGATCAAGACGACCGACGATTTCGGCAACGTGGTCATTCAAGAGCGCGCATACAGCAAGCGAGCCGATTATGACGTGACGGTCGAGACAAGCCGCGTTGCGACTGTCCAGAAGCTGCTGGCCGACATCCGCACGACACCGACTGTTTTCATCGGTGAAGAGGACAAGCCCGAGACGGTCGTCTATGGCTTTTATAAATCGTTCAATATTGTTATATCAACACCGAGCATTTCTGATTGCTCCATTGAAGTCGAGGGTCTTGTCTAATGCCAGCGCCAACCATCACACCGCTTCCTACGCCTCCGTCACGGTCCACTGACCCGACGAATTTCGCCATTGAGGCGGATGCGTTTGTCGCTGCGCTTCCAGAGTTTGTGACGGATGCCAATGCGCAAGCATCATACTTGGACGGCGTGGCGACTGCGGTTGATGCAGATGCGGTGGCGGCGGCTGCCAGTGCGACTGCTGCGGAAGGCTTTGCGGATGACGCAGAAGCATCTGCTGCTGGCGCTGCGGCTGCTGCGGATGTTTCAGCATGGGTTAGCGGAACCACTTACGTCATTGGCGATTGTGTATTTAGCCCTATCGACTTCCAAACATATCGACGCACGACCAATGGCGCTGGAACAACCGACCCCAGTGCGGATGCGGTTAACTGGTTGGCAATTACAAGCCCGGGCGGAAGCATTTTTAAAGCTATTGCTTCTGGGGTTCTTTCAAACGGATCGACCGTGGCCGTGAACGCTGATGGAACCGTTAGCGTTGTGTCTGGCGTGGCTCAGGTGGTCGGGACGCCGAGTGTGTTTAATAGCTCTACTACTAATCACATTTCTGCTACTTATGATGCAAACTCTCAGCGTGTGATTGTCGCCTATCAGGCTGTCACTGGCTACGGCACTGCTGTTGTCGGCACTGTCTCAGGCACAAGCATTACCTTTGGGACACCGGTTGTGTTTAAGAGCGCAACTACTACTGTTATTAGTGCGGCCTATGACCCCAACACGCAGAAAGTCGTCATTGCCTACACAAGCACGTTAGGCCGCGCAATCGTTGGAACAGTTTCTGGCACGACCATCAGTTTTGGCGCTGAAGTTACGTATGAGAGCGCAGGTGTTATCTACAATACAATTACTTATGACACGAACGCACAAAAGGTCGTGTTGGTATATCGAAATGGCTCAAACTTTGGTGCAGCTAGTGTGGGCACTATCTCCGGCACAAGCATCAGCTTTGGCAGTGCGGTTGTATTTGCCGCCGTTGGTGACACCAGAGTTATGTCAGCCACTTATGACACGAACGCGCAGCGTGTCGTTATCGCCTACCAAGAATATAACAATTCCAGCTACGGCACTGCTGTTGTCGGCACTGTGTCAGGCACAAGCATCAGCTTTGGCACACCGGTTGTGTTTAGAAGCGCAGCGATATCACTCGTGTCAGCCACTTACGACACGAACGCACAGAAGGTTGTTATAGCTTACGACGCTTCCGGGGCTGGTAATATTATTGTCGGCACTGTCTCTGGCACAACCATCACCTTTGGTAGTGCGGTTGTGTTTGCCGCCGGTATCTTGACATACGTTTCTGCTATCTATGACCCGAATGTTCGCAAAATCGTCATTGCTTACAGAGCATCAGGCGCAGGATTTGGCAATGTTATCGTCGGCACCGTGTCAGGCACAAGCATTAGCTTCAATACTGCGGTTGTGTTTGAGAGCGCGAGCACCAATTGGATCGCGACTGCCTATGACACGAATACGCAAAAAGTAGTTATTGCTTATCAAGATACGGGTAATTCCAGCTACGGGACTGCTGCGGTTTTCCAAAATGAAAATTCTAACTTTAGGAGTTTTATAGGCTTTAGCAGCGCAGCATACACTGACGGCCAGACAGCAACCATACAGGTTGTTGGCTCCGTTGATGACGCGCAATCTGCACTAGTGGCAGGACAATCGTATTATGTGCAGCTTAACGGCACGCTTGGACTGACCCCAGCAACACCCTCTGTCTTTGCTGGGACAGCCGTTTCAGCAACAAAGATCATTGTAAAGGGCTAACGACATGAAAACCATCGTTGAAACCGCTAGTGGTTTATCTAAGTATTTAATTCCAGATGACGTAGATATCACCGCCAACGCTGACCATATTGTTGTTGGCGAACCGCCGCAGTTAATCGTGGCAGATTTGAACGCTGACAATTCCGTTGTGTATGTAGGCGTCACCGCCCCGATTGATTGGACGGGCGACAAATACATTTTTGATGATGGCGAGTGGTTGCCTAATCCAGACTTTGAAGCCGAGCCAAGCTGATGGATATGTCATTCGGCCTCGACACGCTGCTGACCGTCATTGCTGGCATTTTCGCCATCATTGGCGTTTGGACGAAATTGAGCAACCGGCTGGCAATCTTGGAAACCAAACTGGACTTTGGCGATGAGAAGTTTTCTGCCATCGATAAGAAGTTTGATGAGGTCATGACGCACCTTCGCCGGATTGAGGACAAGCTAGACAATAAGGCTGACAGATGAGTTTCTTGAACGATTTTGAGAGCAAGGCGGAAGGCGTCAACGACACCGTAGAGTTTGTCATCCGCGTGGCTGTGGTCACGCTTTCCGCTGTCATCCTTGTGGTGGTGGCGGCTTTGGCTATTGGCCTGTTTGTGCCGAATGAAATGGTAGACAGCACGGCCATTCTTGAAACGATCAACCCGGCCTTCCAGACCATCATCGGTGCGTTTGTCGGTCTGCTGGGTGGTCTGAGCCTCAACGCCAATGCGCGGGACAAGGACGTGCCGCCCGAAGCGCCATTGGAACTGGACACGCCCGCGCCTGACCCGGTTGTGTCTCATCCAGTGGACGCAAGCCCTGTTGTCGATCAGGAAACGGATCCTGTGATCGACAACGACGACGACGACGACATGGCCGAATACGAAAAGTATCGCAACGACCTACGCTATGACGTTAACGGCGACGGGGTTGTCAGCGACGACGAGATGCCGAACTGGCGTAATCCGGCAGCTTAATGATGGGCGACCTCTCAACCGTTGAACTCATCGGCCAGCTATGGCCGCTTGTTCTGGCCTTCATTTCGCTGGTCATCATCCTTGCGAAAATGGACGTGCGGCTGGCTGTGGTTGAGGAAAAGATCAAGACGCTCTTTGAATTGTGGAACAAAGGACAGGACAAATGAGCCTGATTAACTTTCAGAAAAAGATCGGAGTGACGGCAGATGGTGCGTTTGGTCCGGGAACTTTTAAGCGCGGTGCTGCTTTCTATAAGCTATCACCAAATCGCGCTGCGCATTTTTTTGCTCAAACGGCGCACGAAAGCGGGAATTTCAAGACCTTCTCGGAGAATTTGAATTATAGCGCCAAAGGGCTTCGCGGCACGTTTGGCAAGTATTTCCCTACCAACCTTTCAGCGCAGATGTATGCGCGCCAGCCGCAGAGGATAGCCAATCGCGTCTATGCCAATCGCATGGGCAACGGAGACGCGGCCAGTGGCGACGGCTGGAAGTATCGCGGGCGCGGGGCGCTCCAATTGACTGGCAAGGAAAATTATGAAGCCTTTGCAAACTACATCGGTCGTCCCGACATCATGTCCAACCCTGATCTGGTTTCTGGTGAACTCTGCTTTGAGAGCGCGCTGTGGTTCTTCGACAAAAACAGGCTGTGGTCAATCTGCGACCAAGGCATCAACGAAAGGGCCATTCACGCCCTAAGCTCTCGGATCAACGGCAGCAAAAACCCGCACGGCCTTGATGATCGACGGGCCAAGACCAAGAAGTTTGCAACATGGGCCTGATGCCCAATCCCTTAATGCTTTACGCAGCGGCTGGCGCTTTGGTTGTCGGCGCGGCTGCTGGCTACAAGGTGCGCGACTGGCAATGTGACGCAGCATATTCCAAGGCTTTAGAGAAAGCCGAGAAGGAACGTGCAGCCAAGGAAAAGGTGGTCTTTGATGTTTCCGAAGTTTACGAGGAAGAACGCAATCAAGCCAATGTCGTGGCAACCGAGCGGACCAACACCATACGCGAAATATACAAAACGGCTCCTGCCGTTCCTGTTGATTGCAGTCCTCCTAATGGTGTTGGCCGGTTGCTCGAAAGCAGTATCAGTGACGCCAATGCCGCGTCCTCCGGCAAATCTGGCGGCGAATTGTCCGCTGCTGCCCAGCCCGCCAGCCCTGTTGACTGACCCCGACCGAGCGGTCTGGGAGGCTGACATTATTGCTAAATATGCCGACTGTAGTGTCAAGCATCGCTTGACAGTGCAAGCATGGTTGAAGGCTTTGGAAGCCAAATAAAGGAACCGGATATGCCAGCAGCTAATGTCACAGATGAAGAATTTATCGTCGCTTGGGAGCGCGGACAGGGCAGCCCGATTAAGGTTGCAGCCATTCTTGGCATCAAAGAGCGCGGGGTCTATTCGAGGCGGGAGCGATTGGCACAACGCGGCATCGTCCTGAAAAGCATTCCATCAGACGGCAGGCCGACCAAATGGACATCTGACGACACTGGGCGCGCATACAAGCGGCAGATCGACCTAAGCATTGATACCGGCACGGTGCTTGCCTTCTCTGACGCGCATTTTTGGCCCAATCAGAAGCGCACAGTTGCCAACGAGGCTCTGCTGCTGCTGATCGAGGAATTTAAGCCGAGGGCCATCTTTGCCAATGGCGACTTATTCGACGGCGCAAGGGTCAGCCGTCATGCGCCTTTGGGCTGGGCTGAATTGCCTTCGGTCAAGGAGGAGTTGGAAACCTGCCAAGACCGCATTGATGAAATTGAGCAGCGGTTGCCCAAGGGATGCCACAAACTTTGGAACGTGGGCAACCATGATGCGCGCTTCGACCGCGCCCTTTGTGTTGGCGCTGCGGAATATGATGGCGTTGTGCAGCGGCTAGAGGAGAAATTTAGCCGCTGGGATTTCACTTGGTCCACGATGATTAACGAAAACGTGATGATCAAGCATCGCTACCACAACGGCATTCATGCAGCATATAACAATGCCCTTAAATCCGGTCGCTCAATCGTCACAGGACACCTTCACCGACTGGCCGTGACACCTTGGGCCGATTACAACGGCAGGCGCTATGGCGTTGATACAGGGACGCTCTCAAACCCGCATGGCCCGCAATTCGACTATGCCGAGAACAATCCATCCCCGCACACTTCGGGCTTCGCTGTCCTGACGTTTAAGGACGGCTTGCTGCTGCCGCCTGAGTTGGTCGAAGTCATCAATGGCCGCGCATATTTTCGCGGCGAATGCGTCTTTGACGGAGGGGTGGACGATGACGATTTCGGCAATTGAGTTTCTCGAAAGGGCCGCCGACTTGATGTTGGAGCGCGGCAAGGAATACGACAGCCCGGACGGCGAAAGAAGCATGGAGCGCACGGTCTTTGCGTTCAACGTCCTGACCGGCAATATTCTATCGGAACAAGACGGCTGGCTATTTATGCTGCTGCTGAAATTGTCGCGGCAGCAGAATTCAACCGAATGGCACAAAGACAGCTCGGAGGATGCCATAGCTTATGCCGCTTTGCTGGCTGAGGCTTGGCAAAATGCCGAAACTGCAAAAGATGAAATCATATTCACAGCCGACGAAAGCGATTGATATGGCTAAAGATCCGCGCCTTACCAAATTGGGCTTGGAGGGCTTCAACAAGCCCAAAAGGACGCCCAGCCATCCGACGAAGAGCCATGTGGTCGTTGCCAAGTCTGGCGACACCATCAAGACCATTCGCTTCGGCCAGCAAGGCGTCAAAGGTTCGCCACCAAGGGAAAGCGAAAGCAAGGCGGACAAGGAGCGCAGGGCAGCATTTAAAGCGCGCCACGCTAAGAATATTGCCAAGGGCAAGCTGTCGGCTGCCTATTGGAGCGACAAGGAAAAATGGAGTTAATCATGCCGCTAAAAATGGGTTATTCGCAGAAAAGCATCACCGCCAACATCCGCGAAGAATTGAAGCGCGGCAAGCCTCAAAAGCAGGCTGTGGCGATTGCGCTTTCGACCGCTGAGGAAGCCCGCAAGAAGGCCAAGAAGCGCAAGAAGTAGGGCGATGGTGCAACCTGTGATGTTGGCAAGGGGAAAGGGTGCTGCTGAGGCTCACAGCTATCACAATTCCCACCACCGCCCCGGCAGTGCAGCCTAAGCTGCTTTCCTGCCTTCGCGGGCCTCTACCGCGTTACGCAAACTCTCTGGCCGGACTATCCATGTTTTTGTGGTTTCCCGATAATCCGAGCATAACATTTTGATTTGCAATTCGACAGCCATCATCTGCGCTTTGAGTTTGTCATGCTTGGCGAATGCGGCCTTGGCGCGCTTTAGGATTTCTGCCTCCGTCATCGTCCCGTCTCCGGGCAAACGAGATCAGCGCCAAAGGCATAACGCCTTGCTTCGATTTGTTCCCAAGGCTCCATTTTGCGATGCGTCTTGCCTGTCCGCAGGATAGCAGCGCACAGCTTTCTTGAGCCTTCCTTAAAATCCTCATTCTGCCGAAACGTGATATAATCCTTCGACGGCGGCTGCTCATCCTTAACCGGCTTGGCCTTCGCCACTGAGACGCTGACTGTCGGATTGACCGACATCATGGTGCGGCGCAGCGTTGCAATGACTGTCGGGTGGCAACCGAAATGCGCACCAATCTGGGTGTCGCTATCCCCGGCTTGCAACCTCTCAATCAACTCAATTGCGTTAATCATTTTTGACATTCTCTATCCCCTTTTTCCGTGCAGGATTTCGGAAACCCTGCCCATGTTGATATTGTGCGCTTCTGCAATCTCTTGCTGGGAAGCGTCCGGGTGGTCTTGCGCATAAATGCGGACTGACCTTTTTATGTCATCTGTTATGCGGCGCGAGGTGACGGGCGCTCTGTCATACGCCCGCCGTTTCGTTTCCTCTGCTAATACGCCAATGCGCTTTGCGATTGCCCTAATGTGCTTGGCGGCTGCGTCAGCCTCAAGGGACAACTCAATCATTTCTTCCCGAATTTCGGGTATCGTCAACTTCCCCATGACTTGCCTTTCACCAAGGAACTTCGTCCTCTAAATCCCAATCGGCTGGCCCTTGTGCCTGCTGGGCCTGCTGTCCGCCTTGGTCGCCTTCCTGCTTGCCACTGAGCATGACCAGCTTGGCGTCAAAGCCGGTTAGGACAATCTCTGTCGAATAGCGGTCGTTCCCGTTCTGGTCCTGCCATTTGCGGGTGCGCATCTTGCCTGAGACAAACACCTTGCTACCTTTGCGCAGGTAACGCTCAACGACACCAACAAGGCCATCACTGGCGACGGAAACGCTAACCCATTCGGTGCGCTCTTTCTTTTCGCCGGTCGCCTTGTCCTTCCACGTTTCGGACACGGCAAGGCGCAGGTTTGCAATGCGCCCGCCATTGTCAAATGACTTGATTTCAGGGTCAGCCCCAAGGTTACCGATAAATTGACACTGGTTAAACATAGCTCAATCCAATCCCAAAGCGGCTTTATAGGTGTCGAGGATGGCTTCCATTTCGGCCCGGTCGTGGGCTTCCATTTTGCGCAACTTCACAATCTGGCGCATAATTTTTGCGTCATATCCCCGCGCCTTGGCTTCGGCATAGACATCGTTGATGTCCTCTGTGATGCCCTGCTTTTCCGTTTCTAAATTCTCAATTCTCTCAATGAGCAAACGCAATTCGTATGCTGCAACATTCTCACTCATAGTAATATCCTTTCTCTGTCCATTTCACGCCATGTTCAGCGCCATAGGCGTAAATGCATTCGATTAAGTCGCTGAAATCCTTCACATTTAGCGTCGAGGTTCTGGGTGCCAGTGCGACAACACCAGTGCCATCAAGGCTTGGTTCAAACTTAACTTTCTTGCCTATTTCTGCAAGGAATATTCCCTTCCACGTTTCATTGTCCAATTCGCGCCCCTGCGGCTTCTGGTCCCTCAAATCGCCAAGCATCGCATGAAGTTTGGCATTCTGCATCGTGGACCGATTGCGCGGGCTGATTTTGACCACACTGTCGTCAGGAGCCAAATCAATAAGGTTCTTGGCAAGCTGGCGCTGCTCGAAGCCTCTAAGAATGATCGTTTGCATATATTTCCCAAAGCCTTTCAGCCTCTAAAAGTAGGTCGACGTTCCAGCGCAGCTTGAACCCAGCGTGGCCCAGAGCCTCAACCGAAACTGTCGGGCCATGCTGGATTAAATGGTGCATCGCACAAAGTGGCACGATGCGTTTGTGGCTGCGCGCAATCCGCTTATAACCATCGCTTGTCACATGATGCAGCGTTACCGGCTGGCGTCCGCAGGCGAGGCAGGACAATTCGGTTGCGACCCATTCCATAAACCGCTTTTCCTCGGCTGTTGGTGGTGCGCCCGCCTTTGGCTTCATGCGGCGATGATCGACCTTCACGCGGCCAAATCCTCGGCCATCACGCCCTTGTAAATATACCGGGCAACGCTGCAATCCTCGCCAAACTGATTGGTGACATCAATGCGGTCTGTGTCGATCACGAAGCCCTTGCCGCGCAACTTGTAAACCGTATCAGCCAGCCGATAGATGCCGAGCATGGTCCAAGCCTGCATTGGCGTAATGGTGACGTGCTGCTTGAGATATTGCAGAAGGCGGTCTTGTTGGTTGCCCATATCACTTGCTCCTGATTGCGTTGATAGCGGCCAAATCCGCCGTGACCTCATCCAGAAATTCACCGATTGCAGCTTCCAATTCCGCAATGCGCTGATCGTCGCGCTCAACCCGCGCCACGAATAATTGCAAATCCTCCGGCAGCCTTGGGTCATAGGAAACAAAGTCGCACCATTTGCGGTTGGTGCAGGCCATTTGCCACTGCATCTGCGTTAGATATTTGGCTGGCACTTTCTGACTGCGCAGCGTGGCAATGTGCGTGGCTGTGTTGGGGCATTTGATTTCGACCAAGCCGTCATCGCCCACCAGCCTGTCCGGGCTGGCATGGGTGGCCAGCAATGTCGGGTGGAAATAAAGCCCGCACGTCTCGACATCGTTGCCGGTCAAGAAGGCATAAGCGTTTGCTGCGTTGTCCTCTTGGTCGTTGCCCCATTGCATCGCCGCGTTGCTGAAAGTCTCCTGCGGCGCTCCTGTAAGGCGTTCTGCAATGATGCGGGCCTTGAGGTTTTCGCGGGATGCGCCCCAGCCACCTTTAGTGGTGGCAAGGGCTTCGTTGATGGCACTGGCACCAAGAGAGCCGGCGCGGGCTTGCAGCCATTCAGGGCTGCCTTGCACGACATTAAGCATGATAACCTCCAAGCATTTCAAACGCTCTATCAACTGCGATTAAAGCGGCTTCTCTGCGTCGTTGCTGCGTAACTCGCCGCATTGTTTTGCCTTGTTCTTCTCTTGCCTCATCAATTGCAGCTTTATCTAACAATGGCATAATTCCTTGCATGACTGTGGCCAGCGTATGCAAAACGCTCATTGCGTCGCTTCTGTCCATTGTGCGCATAACGAGATCCGCACGCTGCAAATAATCCGCCCGAGCAGGCTCTGTTGCGTCTTCCCATTCGTCGCCATGATAATCTTTGAACAATGCCGCTGCGATTGCCTCTTTCATCGGATTAAGCATTATCGATCACCTTCTTTGCGAGAGCGGCCTTTGCATGGTCGAACTTATCGGCTGGAAGGGCGTTCAATGCCGCAATCTTATAGAAGCGGCACATTCCGGCGATGTCTGTTCCGGTGCTTTCGATAAGCGCCTGCAATTCAAGGAACTGCTGCTGGTTTATAACCGGCGCAGATGGTGCTGGGGCTGACTTCACCTCATGGGTGTGACCATCTGCATCGTTATCGCCTTCTGTCGGGATGGCAAAAGTCAGAAATGCCACATATTTATAAGCGGCGCTCATCGCCTTGTTTGTTGATTTATCGCCGCTGTCCATCGCCTCACCAAAGGTTGAAGCAATGTGCTTGCTACCATCCTTGGCTGATACAAAATCAAATTCAGCATGGACGGTTGTGTAGAACAAAGCGCCACCATTTTTGCTTTGGCGCTCTGAAACCTGCCGGTTAATCATGCGAGGAATAATGACCAGACCATGCTCTGCCAACAATGGCGAAAGGGCGGCATAAACGTCATCAATGCCCCGAAACATATATCCAGTGCCTTGGGTGTTTTTCCTGTCTTTTGAAATGCCTGTTTTGGACAAATCATGCTGGACGGCAGCAATTGCCTTGTAAACTTCCATGTCAATTCCCCTTGAGATTAAGAGCGGCGAGAATGCGCTGGCTGCGGTCCTCTGTCGCCTGTGGTTTGGTCCAATCGCTATTGATTACGTCAGCGATGCGCTGGGCAATCTCACGTTCGCGGCTGGGGTGATGGAATGGGCTGTCTTGGCAAAACTCCAAGGCCACCATGCAAGCATAGCAGTCGCCGTTTGCGTCCATCAATTCGGAGCGCGCACCGCAATAGTCGCACGTCTCAACCTCAAATTCGCCGGAGCCATCGCAGGTTGTGCAGCGCGCCTCATAAGGCCCATTGGAATTGTAATCTGTGAATGTGCCGCCATCGCAATCTTCGCAATCGCGGCGCGGAATTGGTCGTTTCATGTAAACACCCTTTCGTTTCTTGCCCTCCCTTCATACAAAGCTGGTCAAGACGTTCAAGCGAAAAATGCAATCGGGTTATATTTTTTTCAAATGGGCTAGACCTTCCATATAAGGACAGTTAGAGAGACGCCATGACAAACGAAGTTGAAACACTGGTCCGACAAATCTTTGAGGACGCAGACCGCTATGGCATTCACGCTTATGAGGTTGCAAAACGCGCCGGGGTTAGCCCCAATGGCATAAGCTACTGGCGCAATGGTCGCACGAAGCCCAGCTTGTCAGTCTACCTCAAGGTCCGCAAAGCCGCTGACGACCTGATTAGCGAAAAGTCCTCAATCAAATGATGCGCTTTTTGCTGCCAGTCCCGCCATCCTCAAACATGGCTTACCGCAACGTCCCCGGAGTTGGCCGGGTGAAAACGAAGAGCCATATCGAATGGAAGCGCGGCGCGGGCATTATCGCAAAATTGCAATTCCGCCAGCAGGGGTCGCCGGTCATCGCGCCAAAGACGCCATTCAAGGTGCTGTTGCTGGTCAACATCAACCGGCGCGGCGACATCATGAACCGCGAGAAGCTGCTGACTGATTTGTTTGTCGGTCTTGGGATGATACCCGACGACTGCTGGTGCGATGAATATATCGTCCGCCGTGACCCTTGCATTGATGGCTGCGAGGTTTTCATTGAGATTTTGGGGCCGAAGCAAGGCACCAACTCCGGCCCCGTCACGGGGAGTGACGACATTGGATAACACAGATTGTTGCACGATCACAAATCACAAAATGACAGGCTTGCACTGCATCGTCTGCGGCAGCCTCGAAATTGAGATGGACGAACAGGGCTGGCTTTGCTGCGACGGGTGTTGCAGCCTTTCACCGGAGGCGGTTAAGACTATGATAAGGCACGGAATTAAAGCGTTTTCGCCAAGCAAGATGCAAGCGGAAGCGACCAGAATTGCCAATGCGTATGGCTACACGATGGAGCAAATCAGGGGCGATGCGCGAGACGCTGCAATCTCGAAATGCAGGCGGCACATATTTTACGAACTGCGCCAGCGCGGCTTGCCGTTCTCGCAGATTGGCAAAATATGCAAAAAGGATCACACCAGCGTAATGGCTGGCGTCCGCAAGGTTGAGGCAGAACTTGCCTTGGCCGTAAGTTGATGTAAAAAGGTGGGCGGGGAGCGTTGACGCGCTCGACCCGCCCGTATCGCCGGAGAAGGAGACGACGACATGAAATTCTTTACACGCCCGCATTCCGTGACGCAAGCATAGCGGTATGCACTATTTTCAATTCAACATTGGCGATTACGCCAGCCACACGCGCCACCTCTCATTGATGGAGGATTTGGCCTATCGTCGGCTGCTCGACCTCTACTATCTGAAAGACGGCGAGATATACGGCAGCGAGACCGAAGTGGCCCGCCAGATTGGTATGCGAGATTTCGCTCAAGATGTAACGCAGGTGCTTCAAGACTTCTTTTGCCTTGGATTGGACGACCGCTGGGCGCATGACCGCTGCGACGCAGAAATAGCGCATTTCCGCCAAAAGTCGGAGAAGGCATCAAACGCCGGTAAGGCATCTGCGCAACGTCGGTTCAACGGACGTTCAACGGACGTTCAACCAACCAATAACCAAGAACCAATAACCAATAACCAACAACCAGATATAACCCCCCATAAGCCCCCCACGGGGCAGGCTGTTGAATTGCCTGACTGGTTGCCGGTTGAGGCTTGGAACGGCTGGATTGATATGCGGAAGCAGCGCAAGAAGCCTTTGACCGACCGGGCTGCATCGCGGGCCATCAACAAGCTGGAAGCCATGCGCGATGCAGGGCAGGATATAACCGAGGTGCTTGACCGCAGCACGATGAACGGCTGGACAGACCTTTACGAAATCAAGGAGAAGGCAATTGGAACAAACCGCACTAACAAAGATGGCGTCTCAGCAGCCCTTGACGAAATGCTCGGAATTGGACGCCCTGCCCAGCCGATTGGACGACGACCGTTTGAAATCGTTGATGCAAAGCCTGTCGCGGCCATTGCCGGACCCGACACCGTGCAGCGATGACCATTTCGGGAAGTGCTTCAAGTTTATGGTCGCTGTGCTGCCCAAGCAGTCGAAGGACGCGCTCGACGGCAAGCTGTTCCTGCAAGCCTACCAGCGGATGTTGCAAGGCTACCCGAAGGACGCAATTAGCTTTCTGGCCGAGCAATCTATGGCCCGCTGCAAATGGTTCCCGACGATTGCCGAGTGCTTGACCATCTTGAAGGATTGGACCCGAGACGACGACGAAACCCGCTTCGCGGACAAGGCGCGGCAGATCGTCAGCCGTGAACTTGCAGCGCGGCATGACGACCAAATTGAAATGGAGCGGCGCAACAAGCCAAAGATGACGGCAGAGGAGATAGCTGGCTTGCCTGATGGCCTTGTCGAGATTGGCTTGAAGTGCGGCGCGCTGCGCAAGCTGGATGACGGCACCATTGTGGACCGCGATGCCTAGCAACAATGGACGGCGACCGGGTTCGCCCTTGGTCGATATTAAATTGCGCAACGGTCACATTGTCCGAGACACTGACCCGCAGAAATGGCGCTGGAAGCCTTGGCCAACCGGGCCGCATGACTTTGATATTTTGGTTTATCGGGTAAAAAAGAGCGATTAATCTAATTAAATTGCATTTAGCGTTTGACATGGTTGGTCAGATGTTTAGAAACAGAGGGGTCAACAGGGCAATCAAGCCCGCCAACACGGAGACTGACATGATTTACATTGTTCGCACATACCGCATCGAGAACGGCGCACACATTGCCCATCTCGACCGCACTTTTAACACCGCTGCCGAAGCGCGCGACCATGCACTTGCTGCTAATTGCAAGGCATACACACCATTTATCAGCACCGTCAGGGAGATTGAAGCATGATAACCCCGACCATCAACATCAACGGCAGCAGCATTCACGATTTAGTCAATCCGCGCCTAGCAGCAATGGACCACCTTATGGCGGCTACCGAAGCACTGCGTCAGACGGCACCGAACGGTCGCGATTACCCCGGTGACCATGAGGGATTGCAGCGCGACCGCGAATTGCACTTTAGACGCCTTGAGGAAATCAAATGCTTGCGCGAGGAATTGATGCGCGAGGCTGTCCGCATCAAGTTTTAACCAAACGGGGGCTTCGGCTCCCACTACACAGGAGAGTAAAATGGCAAAGTTGGATATTGAATATGCAAAGGCAATAGTTGCGGCACATCCGCTCGCTGACAGCGTGACGCTTGAAAATGACGGCAGTCTAATCGTTTACGCAGCTATTGGTTGCGGTTGGAGTGAAAATGGAGACACATGGGTTGAAACCCGCTTTCCGCCGAGGACTGCGGCAAAGCATTTTATCCTTGAATTAAGCAAATTGAAGGGCGTTCCAGCTTCTCCAATTGAGGTTGAGGAACTGACCGAGGAAGAAATGCAGGAATATCAAGCCGACTGCGAAGGCGATGCCAAGGCGCAGATGATGAAGGAGGAAAACGACGATGCGTGAACTTAACATGATTGCAGCCGTTTGGCGCGATATGCCAGCAGCCGACAAGGCTTATGGCTTGGCCTTTATCATTGCCGCACCAGTGGCATTTTTGGCCCTCATGGCGGTTCTGCCGTGATCGAAACGGGAAAGGATTTGGCGAAGGCAAGGCGGGCAATGAAGATGTCACTGTCCGACCTTGCCGACGCCTTGCGGATGGGCGCTAATGGAGAGCGCAATCTGAGGCGCTGGGAAAGCGGGGAGACCCCTATGCCCGGTGCTGTTGGTGTCGCTGTCGAGGCGATGCAGGCGGGTTTTGTGCCAAGCATTAACGAGGACATTTATTGAGGAGATAGAAAAATGGATATTGTGATATTTTTTCTGACCACCGCAGCGGCTTTTTGCTCCGGTTACGTGATTGGCGATGCAAGGCAAAAGGCATCAAGCAAGCCGACACGCGGGCCTGATGGAAGATTTGCAAAGCGCAGCAAGTAACAAGAAGGGGAGTGATTATGGACATTTTCGATAAAATTCGCGGTTGGGCAGAAGCCCGGAACCTGATTGAAGGCAGCAATCCGACCGCCCAGCTTATCAAGCTACGGGAGGAAATGGAGGAACTGACGCAGGCTATTATCGCAGACGATGACGCCGAGTTTATCGACGCCATTGGGGATTGCGTTGTCGTGCTAACCATCATAGCCCGCCAAAAGGGCTATGCCATTGAAGATTGCATCGCATCCGCATGGCTCGAAATCAAAGACCGCAAGGGCAAGATGGTGGGCGGCATTTTCGTAAAGGATGCGGGATGAACCAGAAGCACCCTTGGGAAGAAGCCAAGGACCGCATCGAAGCCCAAGCGGCAGAGATTGAGCGGTTGCGTGAGGCGTTGGAAAAAGCCGCGATCAATTTGGCCCATCTTGGCGGCCAGATTGAAGCTAGTTTTGCGATAAGCGGAACCCTCCGCGCAGAACAGGCAATGATAGCGCGTCATATGAGCGACGAAGCCCGCGCAGCCCTAGCAGGAAAGGCAGAGCAATGACGTTCTGTAACGAGCATGCGGTCAAAGCGGTTCGCAAGAACCATTTCTGCGAAGGGTGCGGGAAGTATGTCCTTATCGGTGAACCGGCAATCAGGTGGACAGGCATAGGCGAAGATGGATTTGCCAGTGTGATCTACCACCCGGAATGCCGTGAAGCCGAGGTCTACATGAACCGGGAGATAAACAGTTTCGAATGGTGGCCGTTGAACAGCCATGAAGAAGATGACTGGCCTTGGCTGATGGACAAGTTCCCGGCTGTCGCGGCCCGCTTCAACATCACGCCTGAACGCTACAAAGAATATCAGGAACGATATGCGGCTGCGTGGCACAATCTAGCAGGAAAGGCAGAGCAATGATTTTTAACCAAGAAGGAGAAGTACAGATGAATACCCAAACTTATGGCGAGAAGGCAGTCGGTCTTTCGTTTAACCCTAGCAACGACAGTTTGGTCGATAGCGTTAAGCGTCAATACGCAAGGATCATTGATCATTTTCACGTGCTGCGGTGCGCTGATGGCGCAAGCGATGAAACCCGTCGCCTTTGTTCAATTGCCATTACGGAAGCGCAGTCAGCGCAGATGTGGGCAGTTAAGGCTATCACTTGGCGTGATTAAATGTGTCGGGGGCCTTTACCCCCGCACAACCTAGCAGGAAAGGCAGAGCAATGACCGACATCTACGAAGACATCCGCATCGTTGTCCAGCGCCACCGCGAACAGGCAGCAGCAGAGGAGCGCGCCAAGATCGTGGCGTATCTGCTGAACGAGCAGCGGGAATATCCCGGCACGGAATACTCAGGGTTCGCAGCGATGATCGCGGAAATGATAAGCGCAAAGGAGCATTTGAAATGATGATCGAGATCGACCCATCCATGCTCGACGGTCTTGTGCGCGCATGGCTTAAGGACACGCTGCAAATCATCGAAAGCAATCTTGCCCATGATTACGTCCATCCAGAGGATGAGAAGACGTATAAGAAGGACATCAAGGCGGTGAAGCGACTGCTGGATTATGTGGGAGAGGCACTTTGACCAGCGAACAACAAGCGAAGCGCATCGAGCAGCTAGAGGCAGCATTAAAGCGCATTGCAGCAGGATGGCCCAAGCCAATGCAGCTTGCGCGGGAAACACTGGCGCAGAAATGAGCCTTCTGGCATAAGGTGCAAAGTTATTAGAGGGCGCAAATGACAAATCTGATTATTGAACAACGCACGGTCGCCGGGTTAATCCCTTATGCTGCAAACAGCCGAACGCACAGCGATGCGCAGGTTGCGCAGATTGCGGCGAGTATCAAAGAGTTTGGCTGGACAAACCCCATTCTGATTGACGGCGATAACAGCATTATCGCTGGGCATGGACGGCTGCTGGCTGCGCGCAAATTGGGTATGGACGAGGTGCCTTGCATTGTGC